AAGCCTATTATACTCAGCATCCATATCAGGCATACTGCCTGACTGAGCTTCAGCGTATATCTTAATCCCTTCTTCAAACTGCTCTTGACTAAAGCCGCTTTCAAAAGAATGTTCAGCCCACCAGTTAAGAAGCTCATTATCTGCAACAGCTTCTACATCTAAAACTTCTGGTATTTGATAATCACCAATAGATTCTGGCCTATCTGCATAAGCTTCAGACTCAAGCCCAGACATAATCTCGGCTTCAATATCTTCCCTAGAACTACCTAGCTTAGATTCCAAAGCATTATATGAAGACAATAAATCTTCTGGTGTTTTGAATTTTTCTGGCAACCAGCTATTGTCTTGTGCTACTTGCGCTACGACACGTTCTGGAACAGAGTCAGCCGCAGTCTCTATTACCTCTTGGGTATCTTCATCACTGTTCATTTTTCGCCCTATGACCTTGTTGTATGCGTTGCTCAATTAAGCCAACTAAGTATCGTTGACCCTCTAAGTGACGCAACTCAGCATCACTTACATTCGCGCCATTAACTAATTCAATAGTTATAGAACGCAAATACTTTAGAACCTCTGCACCAGTATCAGTGGTAAAGAGACTCGCAATATTAATATTGATTAAATCGTTTTCTACTTTGGATCGGCTAATACCATCAGTACCAATTACCTTAGTAAACTTAGCCTTGCTCTTGCTCACCACCAGTTACTACTCCATCAGGTTGCATTTGACCCTGCGCTTGAGCATACTGTTGAGCCATCTGTACTAGCTGTTTTCGTTCATTACCATCACGAACAAGCTGGTCAGGTACTCCAAATTTCTTCGCCAAGTATGCCGCAGTTTCTTCTGAGTCAATGAGAATGTTCATTATCTCAGGACCGAATCTCCCTTGAACAAGTTCTAGGAAACGAGCCACGGCAGTTATGTCTTGGTTAGCTTGCGCTTGAGCAAGTGGCGATATAGACTTAACCTTAACTTCCCTGCCGTTTACAGTTGGGATGTCAATCCTTCCCTGCTTCTTCAATATATAAACTACACGTTGCAACACAGGCTGTACTAGCTCTGCTTGCAATCTTCCAAAGGCAGAGCCAATACGTCTTGATAAATCAGACATACGTTCTGCAACTTCAGTAGCCGATGCTGGTGTTTTATTTGGATCGCCTAGCATATCGTTATACAACGCACGTTTAATATTCAAACGCATATCGTTAAGAACTAAGCTTGCCACATCAAAAGAACCAGCACTTGCTACTGGCTGTAACCCTAGAGAATTAGGGGCTTTTGGAATGATTGTTCCCGGAACGAGATTGATTGTATCGGGATTAATAACGCCATCATCATCCATTTGATAGATGCCAGAGATTGCCATCTGTGCATTTTCTAGGATGAGTTCGATTGTTAGATTGGTGGTTTTAATTGCACTAAGCGCATTAATAAGTGGACCACGCCCATAAATTTCACCAGCACACTTAGACCAACGGAAACAAACAAATGGGTTACTACCTACGCCGTTGAATGTTTTCTCGTCTATAACTTCCTTGCTAGTCATTTCGATAGCAAAGAACATATGCGCTTCTTGATTTATCTTTGAGTAATCACGACAGACTATCTCAAGAACTTTTGTTTTTTCTTCTGGGTATGTATTGATACGCCTTTGAACATTCTCACTAAACTTTGCTTTAGGGAACATGATAGGTAAGTCACTGTTGCGACAAGGACGTTCCCTAAACACATGGTCAATACGGTCATCAGGACCAGTATCCAAAACAACATGAGGCAAAGGGATTGCGCTAAACATGACAGGGTTGATTGAATCGCCTTCAATGACATTCAAGACTCCTGTGCCAACAGCTAAATCCATAAAGGATTCATGTACTTCTTGAGAGAAGTTAGAGTTTTGAATTACTTCAAAAACGTAATCCGTGACTTCATCAAGCGCATTGTTGACTTCATCTTTTTCATTAGCTTCAACTTCAGACCCAGCAGTGAAATCTGCCCACCTAGCAAAGTTCGGGACAAGACCCGATTGAAGTCTTGAAGCAAACTCTTGAACGCCAACGACCGCAGTTTCATCAAATATTTTTTCATCCCTGCGTTGCCCAATTCTTTCTGCATAAAAAGATTCTCGCATTGGTAAAGCATACTCATAGCACTCCTCGAACAAAGGAACAAAGTTTTCGCGTTGCGTCTTTGCTCGTTCATACTTACGAAGATACACTTCCGCAGTCTTGGTGTTACCAGCCGCGCTAGGAGAATACTCAGGGGTTTGAGAAATCATTATAGAAACTCGTTATAATAACCCATTCCGCCGCTTGAACCACTCAGTAATGACCTACGACCACTACCGCCTCTAGCTCTACGAACACCTTTTTCAAGTGTCTCTTGCTTACGCTCAGAACGCATAGCTTGATTTTCATCACGCTGTTGCTTTTGAGCCGCTTGCACAGATGGATCAGGCGTTGGTGGCGGTGGGGCTGATGGTCTTGAACCTACACACATTACACACTCCTTTAGTAAATTAATTAATTACTACCTATAACAAGCCACTAATGCAACGCACAATTTAAAAGCGTGACCAGATGCTTTGTTTAATTCTTTGTCTAGGTTTACGCTTAAATACATCAAAGTCAACTCTTGCGTTAAATGCCTTCAATGGTTTCTGTCCTGATATAAGCTGTCTTCCTTCACCAGCACCAAGCATTAAGTACTGTAATGCGTCATGCACATGAGAGAACATATTCTTATCAGGCTTTTCATCAAACCGTTCACCAGACACTTGCAATCTTTTATATGCGTATCCGCTTTGAAAGCCTTTGATTAATGTCTGGCAACGCCTATCAATCATAAAAGCTGGTTTGCCTTCTGCCATTTTAGTTAATGATTGACCAACAGCCTCTAGCCTCAAATCAACTGAATTACTAGGAGCAGGGGTTGCCTTTAACCCAGCACCACGCATTATTTGAAATGGTGTAGACTCATCTGTTTGTGCGCGGAAATCACCAGCAGGGTCGCCATAAATGTGTACTTCTTGGTTGTTAAACCTAGTGGCTATCTCTTGCCTGAGAACTTCAGAGAACCTAACAATACCCATGTCTATAGCTACAATCTCTGACTGTATTAACCATCGACCTCGAACCTTCTGACCAAACACAGCCGCAGGGGTAAGTCCAAAGTCAACGCCAATATAAACTGGCACACCATCAGCAATCGGAACTTCTTCTTTAGCTATGTGAGTATCAGATGAAAACTGCGGATACACTGGCTTTCCTTCTTGTATCATGCCAAGTCTGTTCATTACATAAACATCAATCCAGCTTTTAGTCTTACCTCTAATTAAATTGGGGTAATAAGTCTTCAGCATGTTTTCTGTATTCTCTGCTTTTGGATTTGGAATGTAATCTTCCAACTCATTCTTCTCAGAGAAAGTTTCAATCATGCCACACGGCTGTATATAGAAAGACCAGTTGTCAGGCTTAACAAGCATCTTTGCTTGCTCATGGTGGATGTGGTCAGGAACAGGAACTTCACCAGACATAATAGGCCACCAGTGGTCTTCCTCTGGCGCATTAGTATCAGCTATAACGCCAGACCAAGTCGGACCACCTTCACGCATAGAAGGGAAACGACCCACGCGCATAGTACACGCATCAATAATAGACTTAGGTATCTCCCTAGCCTCGTTGATCCAAATGCCAGTAAGCTCAAGGGAGAGTAGCTTCTTGACATCCTCTGGACGGTCAAGAGCTAGGAAGATAATTTCAAGCTCTAGGTCTTGTTTCTTTATCCAATGAGTATAGGGAACAGACCACATGAACTTGCCCCATTCATCTTCTGGAAACCAATCAAGCCATGTCTTGATAGTTGTTGTCCGAAGCTGGGGATTTGTATTTCTTATGATAGCCCAACGGCTTCTGCGAATACCGTTCTTATCTTTTTGTTGCTGTAAAGCTCTGCGGAATATTTCAACGCAACAGCCTACAGATTTTCCAGAACCGACAGGACCACGAATACCACGAAAGAAGTTATTGTCTTTCATAAAAGCTTTTAATACATCACCGTCTGGTCTGTACTTAAAGTTGGTCAACGTGTTTGTCCTTGCCAAATTTAATCATACGCTCAACTACATCAGGAGCAATGGCATCTATTAACTTGTCAGCTTCCCTATCGGTGCAAAATTCTTTCGGGTAGTGAGCAAAGTGTACCTTCTTCACCACAGTCCTAAGAATTTCTCGCTCCTCTACTTTAAGAGTGTGCATGAAACTCATTTAGATTTCCTATACTGCCTAACCTTATCCGCAATAGATTTAGGTTGTTTAGAAACTTGCTTGCCAGATTTTTTAGCTTTGCGTTTAGCCGCAGATGTTTTTGAGTATTCCTGAGAAGACAATGCTCTTATTGCCGCCTCTGGCAAGTAACGCTCACCAGTTGCTTTAGAACCTTGAGTAGAGTTCTTACCAGACTTGGTGCGCCACTTCTGTTTAGTCCACGCAACAAGAGACTTCTGAGACTTCTTCATTTATACCCACCGCCTTTAGCTTTGTAAGCTTTGGCAAGCATCTGAGCCTTACGCGCTGACCATTGACCAGCACCGCCGCCCTTAGTACCAGCCTTAATGCGATTAAATAAAGATTTACGCATAGAAGGCTTGGTGTAATTACCAGCTTCGTTGACTTTACTTTTTGCCATCTTTTGCTTTTTTCTTCTTAAGCATAGCGATAACTTCAGCTTTGCTCATTTTCTTTTTACCCTTCTTCTTGTCTTCTTCAGACGGACGACCTTTTTGAGAGCCGTATGTACCTTTACCCATTGGCATTTTTCTTTCTCCTTACTTTCTTCTTGGGGGCTTTGCCCCCTTTCCAAGCTTCATTAACTTCTGGTGTATCTTTATCATCTGCAATAAAGCCACCATCATTATCCCTAGCACGTTCTGGCATAGGAAATAATTTCTCAGATTCCGCAGTTAAGGTCGGACCAGTTTTGATTCTGCCATCGGGTAGAACCACAACCTCACCTGTGTAAACAGTGCCATCAGCTTTTTGATACTTCATGTGTAGTACCCCAACAAATTTTTAGGTTTAGAATCCTTTGGCGGTTTCTTCATCTTAACCGCTTCTGAATATTTTTTAAAAGCCTTTAGTGCGGTTTTCCGTTCACTGTCACGCTTCTTCTTGCGTGTGTTGAACTCTTTGCGTGTCTTATTAAAAGATTGGTTGATTAGACTTTTAACAACAGGAACAACAAACTCACTGCTGTTCATAATTTCATCGACAGCTTTCATCACTTCTTACCTTTCTTCTTAGAAGATGCATACCTCTTTAGCAAAGAACGACCCCTACGCACAGCAGATGCCTTATCACCACCATGCCCCCATGCCTCTAGCGAGAGCTTCAAACGAGTCTTGCGACCCTTCTCGTCTTTCAACGCCCCCTTCGCTGAACCCATGCGAACTAGGAAACTGCCCTTGCGTCTCTTTTGCTCTGGAGTCGAGGCCGCTTTCTTTACTGGAGCTTTGAGGTTTCCCTTCTTCCCAGACTTGGTGCGATAAGATGCGCGACCCTTTGCGTTCAATCCGCCTTTTGGATTCTTCCCTGCCTTGCGTGTCCATGCTGGTGATTTACTCATATTGAAAACTCGCCAATGCCATCGTTGTTTGTATCAGGCGCACTGCTCTTGCCGCTAGTCTGACTATCA